GAGCGCCTGACCCTGCACGATGTTAATACGCGTCCTGGCCGGTGGCTCCATCGGTTCGGCTGGCTCCACGATAACGAGATCGGCTCCCTTCCTCCGGAGTGGAACTGGCTGGTAGGGGTACAGGAACGACCCCATAACCCCGCGATTGCCCACTTCACACTGGGGACCCCTGAACTACGGGACGGTCCCTATGCAGACCTATGGTGGAGCGCTTATGGCCGTTGAATTCAAGATCGAAGGATTGGATGGAGTTCTCCGGAAGATGCGAGAACTTTCACCGAAGTTACAGAAGAAAGGACTTGTAACAGCAGTCCGAAAGGGTGCTAACATTGTCCGTGACGATGCCAGAAACCGGGCTAAGCAGTTCGATGATCCATCGACGCCTAAACCGATCTGGAAGGAGATCGTCAGCAAGGTAAACGGCCGCCGAGGAAGACAGGAGGGCGGCGTTGTGATGCAAGTGGGCATCCGTGGCGGTGCGCGGAAGTCTGGGGATAACGTCTTCTACTGGCGATTCCTAGAATTCGGCACTGAGAAGATGGCAGCCCGCCCATTCATGCGCCCAGCACTTGAGTCCAAAGCCGAGGCAGCCACAGACGCGATTGTGACTGAACTTAACCGGCAACTGGACGAGGTGTTATGAGGCCCAATCCATTCCCCATTGCCCAGACCATCACCCCAGCCATCTTTGGCGTTGGGAACGATATCCGGTTCTGGTCTTTCAGCGAAGCCCCCCAGCCTGTCCAGAACGCAAACGGCTATCCCTATGCCGTGTGGCAGCACATCGTTGGTATTCCGTACAACTCGATGAACTGCCCTCCGTCTCTTTCCCAGAACACCATCCAGATAGACATCTACGCCAAGACTCCGCAGAGCTTGGAGTCGGCGGTGGATGCCACCTTTGCGGCGTTCGCGGACGCCGGTACTGTCAACAGCTTCAACAACTGGCCCCGCGAAGCCGATACCCGCCTCTACCGATACACCCTAGAAGTTGACCTCAACTAAGGAGCCACAACAATGGCCGCAGTTCCGACCAAAGGCACCAGCCTGTACTTCATCGACCCGGACACCTGCGCGGTGGTTGAGGTCGGTTGCATTACCTCGTTTGACGGACTGGACGTTCCCATCGATCAGGTGGAAACGACCTGTCTTCAGGATCTCGTCCGCAGCTACATGAGCGGTCTGGGTACTCCGGGCACGGCCACCTTCGGGATCAACTTCGACCCGCAGGACCCGTCCCACATCCGTCTCCAGGAGATCAAGGCTTCGGGCTCCCCGACCATGTTCTGGGCCGTGGCCTGGGGCGACGGTACGGCGGCTCCGGTGGCCGGCTCCCCGTGCGACTTCGATACCTTCCCGACCTCGCGAACCTACATCGAGTTCGAAGGCTTCATCAACTCCTTCTCGTTCTCCTTCGCCCTGAACTCCGCTGTCACTTCGACGGTCGGTATCCAGGTCTCCGGCGACCCCACCCTGCACCCGAAGGCGTAACCCGTGAACCTCGAAGAGCTGGTCAAGATCGGTGCCGTCGTCTCCATGGATACCGTGGAGGTCCCCGTAGAGTGGGAGGGCCACAAGTTCACGGCTCATGTCCGGAAGCTCTCTTACGGCGATTACGAGGCCATGGCGGGCATGGGCGAGGAGGTGTCCAAGGGCGCCACCATCATCTCCAAGTGCCTGTTCCTGCCTGACCAGAAGCGGTTGATGACGTATGAGGAGGCGTACCAGCTTAAGCCGACATTCGCCCAGGCTTTGATCGAGGCGATCACCACGGCCAAGGCCATCGTCAGCCCAAAACCCTAAGCCCCACGGATGAGTTCCAGTGCGAACTGGCACTAGCCTTGGGGATGACGGTAGGGCAGATAAAGAAGATGAGCTTTGAGGAAGCCCAGATATGGGGTCTGTACCGGAAACGTCACGGCCCCTTTACATCACAGGCAAGGATTGAGTACGGATTCGCATTGCTAGCCGCGATCCATACCGGCCAAAAGGATCTGAAGAAGTTCATCCCGTGGTACGTGGAACCGGAGGTAGAGATTACCCCGCAGCAGATGTTGATGGGACTCAAGTCGGTCAGCGCCAAGAACAGGAGTAATTAAAGATGGCAAGCCGCAGTCTCGGTTCCTTAACGTTGGACCTTGTCGTTAAGGTTGGCGGCTTCGTGTCGGGCATGACCGCTGCGGAACGGGCGGCGGACAAGTCCCTGTCTGCCATCGAGAAGCGGGCTTACAAGTTCGGTCAGGTCTTGGGTCAGGGTTTGAAGTTGGCCGCCGGCGCTGCGGTGGCTGGCGTAGCAGCCTTGGCTGCATCCCTACAGGTTACGATCAACGGCCTGGACGAACTCAGCAAGTCCGCCCAGAAGGTAGGCATCACCACCGAGGAGCTTTCAAAGCTTGCGTATGCCGGAGAGCTGGCGGACGTATCCCTTGAGAGTCTTGTCGGTTCTCTGGGCAAGCTGACCAAGGCCCAGGCTGCTGCGCTTGATGGTACGAGCAAGCAGGCCAAGGTGTTTGAAGCCCTTGGGATTGCGGTCAAGGATGCAGACGGTAACCTGCGTTCATCCTCCCAAGTGCTGGCCGACTTCGCCGAGAAGTTCCAGCAGCTTGGCGGATCCCCTGAGGCTATCGCGGCTGGATTCCAGATCTTCGGCAAGTCGTTCCAGGAACTGATCCCGCTCCTCAAGGACGGGCGTGAGGGAATTGAAGGCGCTGCGGACGAACTGGAGCGGTTCGGCGGTGTCATCTCCACCGATGCGGGTCAGGCCGCAGAGGAGTTCAATGACAACCTCTCCCGTCTAAAGGTCCAGTTCCAAGCAATCTTTGCGCAGATCGCCCAGCAGCTTCTGCCGACACTGGTACAACTATCGAAGGATCTTTCAGATACCGCGAAGAATGGGAACCTTGCCGCCAACGCGGTCACCCTGATTACGGCTGCGATTGATCTTGGTGTGGGTGCCTTGCGCCTGTATCAGGCGGCTGTGGATAACATCTCCATCGCCATCGAGCAGGCGGTGAAGTCCTACGAGGGCTGGATTGAGGTCACCAAGAACGTGGCGACCTTGGGCTTCGCTGATGGCGGGGTGGTTGAGGGGTTCAAGAAGATTGGGCAGGCAGCAGATGACGCAGCGGCTGCCCGTGCGCGCCTAGGTGGCTTGCGTCAAAGTGCCACCGGCCAGCTAGTAGACGAGGGCATCGACTTCAGTCGCGGCGCCCCGCTGTCTCCGGACGAGATGGCCAAGCAGAACCGCAATCTCCAGAACGCTTTGGGCGGGGTCACCAAAGCCAAGAAGGAGAAGACCGAAGCCACGATTAAGGAAACGCAAGCGGATCGGGATTTCCTGGACAATATCCAGGAGGTTAATGACCTCATCGATCAGATGTCGGCGGATACCCAGAATGACCTGTTCCAGGCAGCCCAGCGCCGGCAGGAAGACTTTGAATCCCTGATCTCCGATATCCAGACCCAGAACGATCTTCTTGGGAAGACGGAAGCGCAGCAGGATCTGATTAACACTGCGATCCAATACGGCATCGACCTGAACAGCGAGAACGGGAAGATCCTTGCCGAGAACCTGAATGCCTACCACGAAAACCGGGCTGCTGTAGAGGACCAGATCGGCGCCATGGACGGACTGCGGGAAGCGTCAAAGGGATTCCTCAACGATCTGAGGGATGGGGTTAGCGTCGTGGACTCCCTGAAGAACGCCTTTGACAGCGTGCTGGATACCATCTTTCAGATCGTTGCCCAGAACCTTGCTGAGTCCCTGTTTGGCCAGTCTGGCTCAACGGGTGGAGGAGCATCGGGTAACTTCTTCTCCAGCATCTTCGGGTCGCTGTTCGGTGCCCGTGCTACAGGTGGATCCGTGAACTCGGGTGGGATGTACCGGGTGAACGAGCAGGGTCCTGAGCTTCTTACCGTAGGGAACCGGGACTACCTGATGATGGGGAACCAGTCCGGCATGGTCTCTGCGGCTGCTGGAGGAGGCTTGACCATCAACAACTCCTACATAAATCCGCAGCTTAACGACTGGAAGAGCGAATCCCAGCGGCGTACCGAGGAAGCCACCAAGCTGCGTGTGGCCAGCGCAAGGAACGGATCATGAGTTATCTTAAAACTTACATCCCGGCGTGCGAGGGCTACGGCTGGACGGGTGGAGGGGAGTTCAACACCCGCATTGAAGTGCTTCTGAACGGGCGCGAGCGTCGCAACGGCAACTGGGACCAGGGCCGTTACAAGTACACGATCCCTTTCCTGAACCTGACAGACGATGGTTACCAGTCCGTCCGCAAGGTTCACTACGTGGCACGGGGAATGCTGCATGCCTTCCTATACTTCGATCCACGCGATAACGAGGCAGTGAACGAGGTCTTTGCCATCGCGGACGGCTCCCTTGAGTATCCTCTTAGCAAGTCCAGCACCCTAGACGGGGTGACCTATCAGCGGCAGATCAACGCCCTGTATACCCCTAATTCGGACGGCACGGCTTCACAAGCCACGCCC